CAGCTACATACGTCACCGTGGCCGAGCTACGCGCCAATCTTGGTATCGGTAATCTTTATACAGATCCAACGGTTGAGGATTGCTGCCAAGCCGCGCAAGATCAAATCAACAGTTTCCTTTGGTTTGATACTGCGCCAGTCGTGGGGACTGCATTGGTAAGCAACGTGGCAACCGTAATGTTGGCCAACCCCGGACTATTTACAACAGGCGAAAGCGTGACCATATCCGGGGCTGGCTCTACATTTAACGGCACTTACACAATTACTGCCACGCTACCGTTCTCAACAGGTACTACAAACTTATTGCCAGCATTTAATATGAATTTAAATTATTACCAGCAACCACGCGGTTATAGTTTTATTCAATATGCCAAGGTTGCAGCCGATCAAAACTTTAGGCGCGTAGTGCCATCGGGTACTGCGTTAGGTGCAGATACAAAAACTGCTACCTACGTTAATACAGCCAGCGTTCGAGAAGCTGCGATGATCTTGGCCGTAGATATTTGGCAAGCGCGCCAGGTATCTCAGACAGGCGGCGTAGGACTAGATGGCTTTAGCCCTAGCCCTTACCGCATGGGTAACAGCATGATAGGCAAAATACGCGGCCTACTAGCCCCGTACATGAACCCGAATAGCATGGTGGGGTAAATGCCTACGGCAGCTATTACAACCCTGCGTACAACGATCGCAACGGCTTTAACTAACAATGGTGTCTGGTCGGTATTCGCATATCCACCTGCAACCATCCTGGCTAACAGCTGCGTAGTAATTCCAGCAGATCCCTACATCACGCCAAGCAATAACAGCTACGCAACTATTTCGCCGCTGGCTAATTTTAAGATTCTGCTAACTGTGCCAATGTTTGATAATCAAGGCAACCTGCAGGGCATTGAGGATTTTATAGTCGCAGCTTTTGGGCTACTGGCTGCATCATCCATTGTATTTAATGTAACCAGCGTTAGCGCGCCCGGTGTATTAAATGCTGATAGCGGCGATCTATTAACCGCTGAGTTCACCATATCCGTACTAACGAGCTGGAGTTAAAGACATGTCACTTACAGATGAGGAAAAAGCGTTTTTGGTCAAGATCGGACAGATCGAAGCCGAGCCTACAAAAGAAACAAAACCAAAATCAACCGAGAAAATAGAGGAATAAATCATGGCCATTTATTTATCCAATGGTGTCGTTGTAACTTTAAACAGCGTAGCTCTATCTGACCATGTGACTATGGCCACGATAAATAGAGTTTTTGACGAATTGGAAGTTACTGCAATGGGCGACACAGCTCATAAGTTCGTTAAAGGTTTAGAAGCAAGCACAATTCAGCTGGACTTCCTATCGGATACAGCTGCATCAAATGTAAACGCAACCTTGCAAGCCGCCTGGGGTACAACAGTAGCCCTAACGCTAAAGCAAACAAATGCGGCTACATCGCCAACCAACCCGCTTTACAGCACTACAGTTCTTGTAAACAACACACAAGATATAAATGGTGGCCCAGCCGATATTGCCACACAAAGCATTACATTTACCTGTAATTCTGCAATCGTAATTACTACTTCATAACCAATAGAACAGGGGCTAACAGATGGCTAAGTTAAAGATCACTAGGGCCGATGGCACAATATCTGAGCATCAGGTAACGCCATCGATTGAATACGCGTTTGAGTTATTTGCAAAAAAAGGTTTTCATAAAGCTTTTAGAGATGACGAAAAGCAGTCAGATGTTTATTGGCTAGCGTGGGAGTGCATAAGAGCTAGCGGCGAAACCGTGCCGATGTTTGGCGCTGAGTTCTTAAAGACATTAAAAAAGGTTGAGGTTTTGGATGATGACCCGGAACTATAGGGCGTGACTCGTTTACTTACTTGATCGCACGGATCAGTTTGGAAACGGGTATCGCGCCTAACGATTTATTAGCACTAGATAGCAGGATGTTTAAGGCGTTATTAGAGGCGATGAAAGACCGGAATAAGGAGATGCGAGATGCCAGTAGCGGTAAAAGGCGGCATTGAACTTCGCAAAGCCCTAAAAAAATTTACGCCTGATTTAGCTAAAGAGATGCAAGTAGAAATGGCTGCGTTGCTCAAACCTATTGCATCTAAGGCGCGTGGGTTTATTCCAGCAAGTGCACCGCTATCTGGCTGGGGTAAAGCAGCACCTACCGCTAGATGGTATTGGGATGGCCGCGCAGCTAAGAAAGGCGTAGGTTACAAAACTACGCCTAGCAAAGCTAATCGGTCAGGTTTTAGATCCTTAGCGCGTATTCAAAATGCATCAATGTCTGGCGCAATTTATGAAACTGCTGGGCGTAAGAATCCAGGCGGAAATTTTAGCCCACGTTTACCAGGTCAATTAGTTGGCAGTCGCAAAATGGCAGGCCGCGCAATCTTTCGAGCATGGTCAGAGGATGACGGCAAGACTAACGCAGCCGTGATTAAAGCCATTGAAGTATCTAGAGATAAGTTTAACGCGGCTGTGGGGTATAACTAATGGCCGTAGATCCATCAGTAAGAATTGATATAGCGGCCGAATTTACTGGCAAAAAAGCGTTTGATAAAGCTGCCAAGTCCACTACGTCTTTAGAAAAAAATGTAAAAAAATTAGCTGGTGCTTTTGGTTTGGCTTTTAGCACTAGAGCCGTAGTTAATTTTTCTAAGCAAGCAGTTAAGGCTTTTGCTGAGGATGATGCAGCTATAACAGTATTACGGCAAAACCTTAAAAACTTAGGCTTGGCTTATCAATCTGTAAACGCAGAAAATTTTATAGGCAAGTTAGAACAGCAGACAGGCATATTAGATGATGAACTAAGACCAGCCTATGCAAAACTATCAAAAGTAACTTTATCAACTACTAAGACTCAGGAGTTAATGGCCTTAGCAGTCGATGTTGCCCGAGCTAATGGCTTGGCATTTTCAGATGTTGTTAATACTTTATCTCAGGCTTATGTTGGAAATTACAAAGGGTTAAAGCAATTAAACACAGGTTTAACCGCGGCAGAGTTAGCTACTAAAGATTTTGCTGAAATACAAGCAATACTTATCAATCAAAGTAAGGGCGCAAACAAAGCCTATATTGATACTTTTGCTGGATCTATTGATAAATTGGCCGTAGCCTCTGCTAACGCTAAAGAGGTTATAGGCGAAGGTTTAGTAGATCTATTTGCAGACATGGCAGGTAATGGTGATATAGATGCTGCTACTGCTAACGTAAATAAGTTTGCTACAGCGGTTAGCGATTTGTTAAAAGACGTTAGTGAATACAATTTACTAGATTTTATTAGTGCTTTTGCAAGTGGAAATATCACAGAAGGCACAGCCTCTAAATTAGTCAAACGACCATCAGCCCGTAGATTCTTTACAGGTGGATCAGGCGTATCTACTGAATTACTAGCTGCCCGAAAAGCTGCTGCGGCGGCCGCTGCAAAGATTAAGGCCGATAAACTAGCGGCAGCCAATAAGATTAAAGCGGACAAACTAGCAGCTGCCAACAAAGCAAAACTAGATAAGGCTGCTGCTGTATTTGATATACAGCGAATACAAATAGCCGCTGCCCTAAAGGGCAAAATTACCGATGAGGAAAAAACACGCTTATTACTTATGCAGGCTATTGAGGAAGGCAACGCAGATAAGGCCGAAACCCTAGCCAAAAAACTTGCAGACATACAAGAAAAAAATGCAGAGATTGCTCAGAGCCTGATAGAGATCTCTAAAGTTGATAACCCTTTCCAAGCGTGGGTAGATAGTCTTACTGCGGCATCTACGCTACTAGGCACGATTGGCACACAATCCAGCGGCTCAGGTATGCCAGCATTATTCAAACCTGATGGCTCGCTAACTGGTCGAGGCAAAATAAATATACCGACTGGTGGAGATTTACCAAGTTTTAATGACGTTACAACTCCAACGGCAATAGCAGATGCGGTAGTAAATGTTGCTGAAGGGATTGTAGAAGCTGCAGCCGAAGCGATAGTAGCCGAAGTGCCAAACATATTAGGCGGTTTTGGTGCGTCTGTACCAGGTCTTGCGGAATTTATAGCAAGTGCTGGTATTACTGCAGCCGAAACGCCAACAAATGTAAGCGCCTCGCCAATGGGATCTACTGGCGGTTTTGGGTTTTCTCTTCCAAGTTATTTACAAAACACTATTCCACAAACACCTACAATTATTGTCAATAACAATGGTTCAGTAATTATGCAAGATGAGTTTATTGACGCAGTAAATGATGCTGTTTTAGCAAGTATCAGAGTCGGTTATGGCCGCACACCTGCAGGGTTAATCGGCTAATGACTATTCCAGTAATCAACGCAGTAATTAACTTTTCTACTGGCCCTAGTTTTGCGCAGGCTATGATAATTGGCGAAGGCATATTAGGTACTAATATTTTGGCTGATTCAGCAGCTGTAATTGTGGATGTAAGCGATGTGGTGGATAGTGTTACAACTAAACGCGGCCGCAATCCGCAGGTAGATGAATTTCAAACTGGCACTATGAGCCTACGCATCGTGGATCAAAACGGCGATTTCAATCCACAAAACCCATCTAGTCCGTATTATGGCTATTTAACCCCTATGCGTAAAGTGTCTATTTCGGCTACTTACGCTGGTACTACTTACGCAATCTTTAGCGGCTTTATTACCAGTTATACAACTAGCACCCC